AATGCGCCTGTGCTTGTCGTTGTTGCGCCAATGGACATACGGTTAATGGTGCCAGCAGTAGCGGGACTGATGGTTACTACGCCTGTGCCAGTAGGCGACAACACTACGTTAAGGTTGGCAGGGCTAAGGGCCACTGCGCCAGTAGCGGTCAGCGTTGTAAAAGTTCCGGCAGCAGCAGCCGTACCGCCGATGGCGGGGGGCGAGGCGAGGTAAGTGCTGAAGCCAGTGCCGCTGACGGTCGAAGACGCTGCAAGTGTGGTAAATGCGCCTGTGCTTGTCGTTGTAGCGCCGATGGACATATTGTTGATTGTGCCAGCGGTAGCTGGACTGATGGTCACAACACCAGTGCCGGTGGGTGACATAACCACGTTAGCGCTTGCCGGTGAAAGAGTAACTGCGCCACTTGCTGTCAGCGTTGTAAATGCGCCTGTGCTTGTCGTTGTCGCGCCAATGGACATGCGGTTAATGGTGCCAGCAGTAGCGGGACTGATGGTTACTACGCCTGTGCCAGTAGGTGATAGCACTACGTTGGCGTTTGCCGGTGAAAGAGTAACTGCGGCGGACGCACCGAGTGTGGTAAATAAGCCTGCTGCTGCTGTGGTGGCCCCCACGGTGCCGTTGATATTGATCGAGGCTGTACCCGTGAGGTTGGTGACTGTGCCGCTTGCGGGTACGCCCAGTGCCGTCGCGTTGCCAGATGCGTCCAGATTAACCGACTTCTCAGCCGGGTAGGTAGCAAAGACATTCGAGGTGCCAGCCAGCGTAATTTTAGTCGTGCCGCCCGCACTGGACGAAAGAACAGTGGTACGTGCCAGCGTCGTACCCGAGAGCGTGTAGGTGCCGACGCCGACTTCCCAATTCACGCCGCTGGTGATCGTGTAGTAGGTCGTGTTGGTGTTACCGATAGCCGCAAACGACTGAAACCCACTAACAGCGCCAGCAAGAGTTATCGTGCCGGTGCCGGTAGTGGTGGTCGTTTCCTGTACTCGGTTAGCGAGAACCAAGGCCATTAGGAAATCCTGATGATAGCCGCAGTATTAGAGGCTGTCGGGAAGATGATGGTGAAGTCACCCGCCGTCGAGGTCTTATCCGCGCCAAAATCCAACGCGGCCACGGCAGCGTTAGTCAGTGTGGTGTTCGCCGTACCGTTAGCCGAAGGCGTGGTGTTGTAGATCAGCGCGCCGCGAGCCGTAACCGTAGCGTTCGTAAACGTCAGGTTGCTGAAAGTCGTAAAACCTGTACCCGCTGAAGTCGAGGTGTTCGAAGCAGTCACGCCGCCATTAGTCAGTGTGCCGCCACCAGCAGTGTAGTTTGTGCCCGAGGCTTCGTTGGTAGCCGTATAGGCAGTCGTGTTGGCGTCAATTGTAGCCGACGAGGTGTACATCGCCAACTTAAAGGTGTCGCCACCAGTGCTACGGAAGTCGTGCACAGCTAGCAGTATCTCAGCCTTAAAGCTGGTCGTCATTGATTGTGTAATAGCCATCGTAAGTCTCCTAGATATCCATGAGTTTCACAAGCTCAGGAAACCCAGCTTTAGTAAACTTGGCTGCCAGAGTTACGTTACGCGAGCGCATGGCCTCACGCATGAAGTAAATAAGCACTTCGCGCAAGTTTTCTTGAAAAGCGCGGGCCTGATCTGCGATCACTGGGGGTGCGTTATCGCCTACGTTAATGATCTGATTAAGAGCACGTTCCGCAAGTTCTTCAGCCGAAAAGCCACGACCGCTAGTGGTCATAACCTGCACAGTGCCGACAGCCGTTTCGAGTTCAGCAATCATCGTACGGGATACCTAACTTGAGGTGTACGGTACATATCCTGCCTATTTTTACCTTCACCAAGCTGTTTAAGCATACCCATAGCCTCGTCGTAACGCTTCTGGTATCCAGCGATAACGTCGGCTTCACCCTTCATAAACGTATAGGCTTCTAGCAACGAGCCATAGAGCAAGACACTATCGAAGTTATCGCCAAGCCATGACGTGCTCGCAGAAACAATAGACTGCGGGTAGTAGAAGTAGTGCAGTTCGACTGAGTAGTTTGCGTCCGGCGTCGGGCCGAGAATATACGAGTTCTGGTCAAAGAACGAGTAATGGGTAGGAATACCTGTATCGGTTGGGCTAGGAAACGACTCACGGATGAAGTTCACATCTTTGTTGAGCAGGTAGCTGTAATCACCGTCGCCATCAATTACTGCTAGAGAGAAGTTTGCTAACCAATCAGACGGTACCGAAAGGTACTTATTTCCTGATGTTACGTTGCCGGTCACGTTCTTACGGAGGTCCAGCATCTGGACGGAGTTAAATACACGCTGCTCTGCTTCTTGGATAAAGGTATCTACCTGTTCAGTAGACGTCAGACCACCAGACCCCGCCGTGTCCGGGAAGTCATTCTCGGTGTAAGCCTTGATGGTCGAAACAAGAGTAGCGTAGTTCATGGGTTACCCCATCTTCGTGCTGCTGCTGTTCCCACGGGTGGTGTTCTTAGTACCACGGGTACGCAGCGTCTGGGTGTTGGCAATCTTGTTCGGATAGCCGTTATTACCAAGACTAATCTCGGTACCACCGGACATATTGTGAGGGGGCGCGTAGACGCTGGCAGGACCAACCTCGTTGCCACCTTTTTTCATGCTGAACTTAGCCATTTTTCACCACCTTTACTGGGTTCTGTTTGATGGACTTCCCAGACTTCTGGTTAGCGATCTTAGCAAGGTTGCGCCCCAGCTTCCGCATCTGCTCGTTAGTCTTACCACCCTTAGCCATAACCTACTCCTACGTTTGTACCGTGACGTTTCCTACTGCACCATTGCCTTGTAGCGTATTTACAAGCCCAGATAAACCTAAAGGATTGCTAAGCCCTACAGGGTTCCAGCCCCAGTAAATCATACGGCTACCTTCACTCGGCGTACCAAAGGCTAGCACGTTAGAACTAGGAACCTCGCCCTGCGTCTTTATCTTAAGCCCGGTCATACCTGCTTGGTAGTGGCTGACGTCTGGGCGCGGGTTACGGAGCGCCTGCGGGTCATCGACAGGATACATACCCAACTGAAGCTGAGGTTGATCTGGTTCCCAGCACGTGGGGCACACAAGAATATTGGTGCTTTTGGTCTTGATGGTAAGCTTCTTAAGCTGCTTAAGTTTGTACCGAAAGCCACAGCGATCACATTCCGCAATGGCCCGCTTACCTGAGGCATACGGATTAGGCATCGTATCCTCCTAGGTAAACGACATGCGCGGAGCGATCCGCAACGGAGCCTTCTCGCGGTCTTCGTCAGCAGCCTGCTGCCACGCTTCATCGTACATAGCTTTGAGCATCGGCGTACGTTCCATAGCGCCGGGTACCTTGAGCGACAAGTAGTACGCCAGCCCAGCAACCATGCACGGTAGGAAACGGAACGGGATGTCCTGCGTGTTAACGCCGTTACCAGCGTCCTGAAGGCGGCGCAGCCGGTAGTAGAAGAAGGTGTAATAGTTGCTCTGGTCCGGGGCTGGCCACACATTAATCTGCGGGTAGGCTACACCTGACGTCGGCTCCGTCGCGCCTGACTGCCGGTTGATCCACACTTGGATAGGACGCCCTTGGGCATTTTTGTTCGGGATCGTGATGTACGTGTCGGCGCTAATACGGTTGATGTTAATATCAAGCTGGTTTGAAGATGTACCGGCGTTTGTACGGATAACCTGTTCAAGTAGGTCAATCGTGTCTGCTGGCAAGTCGTAAACAATCTGCCCCTGCACCATAGCAATGGAGCCTTCTTCGATAGTCCAGAGATTAATACCCCGGTTAGCCCACTCAATAGTAAGCAGGTTCAAGCTGCGCCGTGCAGTACGTAAGTCGTAACCTGTACGAAGCTCAGCACCACACCGCTCAAATGCCTCTTCTACGAGGTTGTTGAGGTCCAGATTAAAGGATGTGGTACCGGTTGTAGTCATTACTTCTTCTTCATCTTCTTGCCGGGAATGCTTCCGCCCTTCTTAGCGTAACCCATCTTATTGCGCACAGCCGTAGGCAGCTTAGCTAGCCCCGGCGTAGACTTTTTATCGACTGGTTTGAGCGCCATTACCTGAACCCCTTCGTCTTATTTGCTACGGTCTTAGGCTGTTTAACGAACTGCTTGCCCTTGGCTTTGCCTTCTCGCTTGGCCTTGGTCGTCGCTGCATACTCCGCAGAAGATAGAGACTTTATGGCTTTCTCGGGTAGGTAGCGCTCGCCCGTTGCCTTGGACCCCTGCGTCGATGGCTTACCACTTTTGGTCCGCCACTTCTGCTCAGTCCAAGACTTCAAGCTTTGCTGGGATTTAGCAAGTCCGCTCACTTGTAGCCACCACCTCTAGCTTTATACTGCTTAGCCATCATCTGAGCTTTTCTCGCGGACCATTGGCCCGGAGCGCCGCCCTTGCCACCAGCTTTGATGGAGTTGAAGATAGACTTACGCATACCGGGTTTGGTGTAATTTCCAGCCTCGTTAACCTTAGACTCACCGCCCGCAGCCATGCCTTTGGGCATCTTGGACTTTTCTATAGCCCCCATACCGCGAGACGGACGCATTAGTGGGTTTTCCCGCCATGCTTGTAACCAGCCATGCCGCCCATTGCCATCATCTTGCCCTTGGTCTTACCCTTGATAGCAACACCGTCGATGGAGCCGCCCTTAGCCATCTTCTTCATAGCGCGGCCTTTTGTGTCTGCTGACTTCTTCATCATTGCAGCGCCAAACTTAGTTGCCGCGAATGGCTTAGCCTTAGCTTTGCCACCCTTCTTCATGCCCGGAGCGCCGCCCATTGGGGCCGCAGGAGCCATAGGAGCGGAGGGAGCCGAGGGCATAGGGGCTTCAGCACCGCGAGCAGCCATAGCACGACCCATACGATCTTTCAGCATGGCCACAGCCATCATGGCTTTACCTTTAGCCATAGCCTTATTTTTAGCCGTAGCCTTGCCTTTAGCGCTGCCGCCCTTAGCCATACCCATGCTACCCATAGCATCGGAGGTAGGCATCTGCTTAACAACGCCGCCCGCTGCGTAGCGTTTGGTATTTTTCATTACGCCAGACTCACCGGCTTCCTCTTTTTGTATACGTGAGTGACGATCTAGATCACGCTGCGTAACAGGCGGAGCAGGGCGGGCTTTATCCCGCGCAGCGGTGTCTCGCTTGGCTTTATCTAGGTCGATACGGATAGGATACTCAGCCTTACCGCCATCGCGGAACTTCATGACCTTTTTATGCATCATCTCGAAATCCTTACCTACTGACGGTACTATACCATCTTTCCTTTGGTCTTACCACGAATAGCGCAACCATCAGCGCGGGTTGAAATAGAGCCACCTGTGGCGAGCTTTGTCTTGGGCTTACCTTTGTGCATATTGGCCTCGTGCTTATGGACCGCACCTGCGATCATAGCCTTGTCCTGCTTGGCGTCGTCCTTATCCATTTCTTTTTCCTAACCAGCCTTGAACCGTCTTAGTCTCGTAGATACGAATAGTCGTCCATATAATGGTAAATACTGCCGCAACAGCAGGAAGCCAATTCATAATAGTCCCTAACACCGTAACAAGTGACAGCGCATCTATCATATATTTAGTGCTCTCAGGAGTACTATCCATGTCAGCAGTCCCACTTACGGAGAGAAAGGGCTTTACGTGTCGGGCGACCTTTTTCGTCTTTCATAGGACCGGGCATACCTGACATACGGGCGCAAAAGCTTTTACGGCGGGCGGCTGACTTGGGCGACTTCGCGGCTTGCTTCGCACTAACCGGAGGCTTAATATTCTGCCCTTGCGCTTTTAACGACGCACGGCCTTTGGCGTTCAAGCCACCCGTAGGGTCTTTGCCTTCCTTGCGTGTCCAAGCAGGCGTCTTGGCCATCAGACGAACCGCCCCTTGGTTTTGCCCTTGGTAGCGCAGCCATCGGCGCGCTTGGAGGCAGTTGAGCCACCCTTGGCCATTTTCTTGACCTTGCCACCCTCTTTGAAATTAAAGCGGCCAGTGGCACCGTAGGCTGTCGGAGTACGTGCGCCGACGAGGTTACCCAGAGCAGACTGAGGCTGCGTAATAACCGCAGGAGTGAACCGAGAGCCACTAGAGGCAACTGACGCGGGCATATTTAAAGACGGCATACGCTGGTTTGCAGCGCCACCACCGCCAACGGAGCCACGATTACCGCCGCCGCCACTAGAAGGCATACTATACTGCACGTTGGCGAGGCCACCACCGCCGCCATCCTTCGCTAGTTCCTTTTTAGCTTTATCGGTCGTCATTGCCATCACGCAGCATCCTTCTTCGAAGGCACGATCATCGGATACAAGATGTCCTTGCCAAAGTTGCCTACATACTCCTGCACACCCATGTGCCCGAGAGTGATCGTCGGGTCGATCCAGACCTCAAACCCAAGCTCGCGGGTGCGGTCGCAGAACAGGAAGTCCTCGCCCATGTAGCCCTCGGCGGTTACCTTGAAGTCGAACATAGCGTTAAGCTCGCGTTCGCTGCGCTTATCGTAGTAGGACCACTCAGGGTGGGCTTCTACCATCTTCTCGAAGACATCCCGGCGAACCACCATAAAGGCAGTAGCCACACGGGTAGCGCGGACGAGACCCATACGGTCCATCGTCAGTTCGCCGTTCTCGTCGTAGTCCATATCGGCAATATAAACTGTTTTGCTATCCCGTGTGCGGGGTACGCCAGCGACGATGCCCTTCCTAGGGTCCGAACTCCAAGCCATCAGCCGGAAGATATCGGCAGCTTCAAAGTTAATGTCCGAGTCGATGAAGATCAGGTCGGTGCAGTCGGACTCCAGCATGTCCTTCGCCAGCAAGTTGCGGGCACGAGAAACAACCGAGCATCCGCAGATGCTGCCTATCTGGACTGTAACGCCGTGCTGCGGGGCTTGCTGGCAGAACTGCGCCAGAGACACCGCTAACTTTAGCGACACCTTAAAATCATACGCGGGTAGGGCAATGAATAAGCTCCTACCCGCTAGATCGTAGTTTTTCTCACCCTGCATAATTCACCCATAGAAAAGGACGGTGGAGGTCGTATTAGTGACCGTGCCGTACGCCCCACCAGCAATAAGGATGCCCTCACCCGGAAGAATGAGGTACACGTTACCTGCGGACGCCAGTGTTGGGGTGTTGAGGGTGAGAACCGTCTCTCCCCCGCTACCGTCCGAGATAACAACCGAGCCTGCGCCCGCGCTGCACACGGCATAAATAGCCTTGATACGGGCGCGGGACAGGTTGCTGTTGTTCTGGTCTACAAACGCCCCGGTAGCCGTAAGCGGTTTTGAGGCTTTGACGTCGTATTGCATAGCCATTAGCTATCTCCTTAAAGAGGTTAAACCCTACTTAGGAGTCAGCGAACGGAGTAGCCAGCGTACCCGAGCCGATCAGGACACCCTGAACAAGATACTTGTTCGCCGCGACAGCCACAACGGTGATGTACGAACCCGCAATACCACCAGTGGTCGTGCCTGCCATACTGATAACGTCGTTCGAAGAACCATTCGGGACAAAAGTAGCTGTACCGCCCGCAGTAAGGACGGCATCCTTACCTGAAATGAGGCCACCAACAAAGAGATCGCCCGGAGTGCTGCTGGTCGTACGAATCTTAATTGCGGTAGCAGTCGTAGCAATGAAGAACGTGTACACGACACCTTGGTTGTTCAGCGTGTTCGGATCAGAACCCGGACCCGAGGTAGCCGGGTCGGCAGTGACATTGACCGCAGGAAGCGTGATCGTGGTGGTGGCCACGTTGACGAAGATGAGACGACCGCCGTGGGTGGCGGGATCAACCGTCAGCGTAGCGGCGGTGAGGGGTACAACAGTACCCGGACCCTGCGTGTAGAGGCCGTTCAACGAGCGAACGGGACCCTGAAAAGTGGACTGACCCATAATATATCTCCGTGTAGTAGCACATCACTGCATCGTCTCTACTACGTCTGCTAGGCCAGTCGATGCAGTTATAATCCTAGACGTACATACAAGTATACATACCCCAAAGAAAAAGGGAAGGGGTTTAACGCCCTTCCCTTCCCCTGTTTCCTAAGCGAGCCTAGGAAGCGTTAGGCACCAGCCGAACCGAACATGCCCAGCGGGTCGCTGAAGCCGAAGCTGTAGCGTTCGCGAGACTTGTAACGGACGTTTCCGGTATCGAAGTCTCCATCCATTCCGTTAGACAACGGGGTACGGATAAAGTGCTTCATACCGTTAGGAACGTCGGTCGTCAGGAACCAAGCATCCGGATCGGTCAGGAAGTGGTTAACAGTGTAACCCTCCGGAATCGAGCCGTTGTTCTTGAGCGCGTTGATGTCGTTGTCCGACGTACCGACACGGAGTTCCGTCTCAAGCAAGCGGGTTGCAACAAACATATTCGAGGGCGCAATAACCAGCTTGCGCGGCTTCGCCGCGATCAGCAGGCCTCGTTCATCAGTCCACGCTGCAATCTGAATAACGGCGGCTTCAAGAGAAGTCTCGTTAAGATCAGCTGCAGTTGTAGGGATGTTCGAGTTAACGCCACCAGAGACGAGCGGATGTGAAGCCGAGAACAGCGGCTGACCGTCACCACCGGGATAGGCAGTGTCGAAGCCATTGTTCAAGACCGCAGCACCCTTAGTCTGCTTGGTGTACGACATCGCACGAGCAAGAGCCTTAGTATAACGAGCCGAGAGGCTGTCATACAGGTTGTCTTCAATCGCTTCTTCCGTGAGCGAGAACCCGAGGGCAATCGTTTCATGGTTGTAGCGAGCAGTGAAGACTTCTTGTCCGTTATCATAAGCGATAGCCGAACCTTCGTTCTTAACCGGAGCAGCCGAGAAGCCCGACAGCTTGGTTTCTTCTTCGAAAGAACGCTCCGAGGTTTCAGTCTCGAAGATTTCTTTATGCTCTTCACCGTAACGGCTGTATTCCAGACCGAACAAGGCGTTCAGACCGGGAAGCAGTTCTTTGAGGAGCTGTGCGCGTGAAATTGCCATTTTAAATTACTCCTCAGATGCCGGTGGGCTGCAGATACTGATGCCCGCCAACAGAGTTGCTGGTTGGCGCGTTCCACTTAACGACGACTTCCGTAAAGGAACCCGACGCTGACTGGGTTTCAGCGATAACATCCACAATACGGATGGGGAACGTAGCTGTAGTGCCAGTTCCGTCATCAATGGCGACCTTGGAGTTACCCGTAATGGTCGATCCCGCATTCTGAACCAACACCGCATTTTCACCGACGTTTGCACGGGTGACAAAACCAATGGTGGTAGTAGCTGAAACAACAGCAACCTTGAACAGCGCATCCGGGTCATCCTGCACGTAGGCAACGATGTCGGTGATGTTCGTAGTAGCTGCATAGAACTGCCGGAAAGTCTTACCGAAGGTTGGGTCCGTATAGGAACAACCAAGGAAAACGCCAACAGGAGTAGCAGTGTCGGTACCGACGTCCTTCGCCAGAGTCCCAGTGCTAGCCAGCTTCACGACGTCACCAAAGAAGATGGCGGTCGAAGAGTTGGTTGCAATCGGAATCAGTCGAGTGGCGCTAGCAAAGACCTGCCCACCGATCAAATTGATCGGAATCAGACCATACGGGCCTGACACAGAAGGATATGCCATTTTCTAAACTCCTAAGTTATCTACCATTACCGAACGACGTCTTGGAACTACGCTCTCTAAAGAGCGGCATCCTCGGGTCGTTATCTCGCATGAAGTTGTTGTCTACAGAGTCAATCTGGGCACGGTTTTGAGCGGCAAAGTGTTCCTTGCGCTGTTTAACGAACTCAGAAGGCATCTTACACAACAGCAATCCTGCGACTTCGACGTTGTTTTTATAGCGGCTGTCTGGGTCCACCATCATCTGGAACTGAGGTTGCTCTTCAATACTAACGGGTTCCCAACCTTCTCTCGTTTTCGACGAGATATTGCGGGGGTCAGCCACGCCAGCATTTGAAACACGAACCCACCGATACTCATATCCGGGCAACTTATCAGGTTCAGGCAGCGTAGATGCTGGCTGCCAGCTTTTAGGTCGCTCAGTTTGTTCACGGCTTTGACGGGGTGCACGCACCACATCGACCTCATTCAGTTCGTCCATAAGCTTATTCTGTACCATGATTAACGCTCCATCTTCATGACTTCCCGAGCATATTGCTCAGGGGTAAGACCCAGTTTTCTTGCAATCATAAGCTGGGATTGTTTCAACACGATCTTTTTGGCGGATGTGCTACGCGAAGCTGGTGCAACCACAGTTGCAGATTTGGGCCTCGGGGTGTCCGAAACTTGCTTCTCTGACTCCCCAAAGTATTCGGGGAAGCGCCGACTTATCGTTTTGTCGATAGCCTGCCAATATTCGTCGGTGCCCACAAACTGTGGACCTCGTTCCCTCTCCAGCTTCTGGTGAAGCCCAAGAGCAGAAGCCGTCATCTCCGGATCAGTTCCCCACCACGTATTGCGCTCTTGCCACGCAGTCGTTTTAGGGTCCACTTGCGGTATTTGGACCTGCTGTTGGGGTATTTGTATGTTATCTTCTGCGGCTTGTAAAGTAGGTTTATAACCCGCAAGTTGTTGAAGCCTATATTGTACATTCGTAAGCTGTTCCTGTGCTTCAATAACGCGTTCAGAGTCACCTGCTTCATACGCATCTTTGTAAGCACGGCGGGCTTCTTGAAGCTCAAGTTCTGCTGACTGCTTAAAACTACCAACAAGGGTCTGTTCACCTTCAGAGAGGGTGCTTCTCAGTTGTTTGTTCTCAGCAAGGACGCGCTGCATCGCAGAAATGGTTTCATTTTGCTCACGCTGGAACCGCTCTTTCTCGCGGCGTTCGTCGTGCCAAACCTTCTTCATCTGCTTAAGGCGCGTCTTGACCTTATCAGAGTACTCTTCAAGCTCATCGGCTTCGAGTTCGTCAACAATCTCCTTGGGCATCGGCTCTCGGCCACGGTCTGCCTCCGGGGTATCGTCTTCGACCTCAATATCCGGCTTTACGGAACCACCTTCCGCAAGCTCTTCTTCGATCTCGTAAGTAAAATCGTCATCTGGTTTACTAGCCACTTTACTTCTCCTTTGTACGGACTACGTCCGTTTATGCGCGGGAAACTCCGCGCGGGTCTTCCACAACGCCTTCGACCGAATCATCGTTGATGAGACGGAACTCACGCCCGTGAATCTTCACCCGGCTACCTGCGTGCGGACGAGTAAGAATGAAGTCGCCCTCCTTGCACCAAGGGCCGCTAGGGAACCGTCGTTCGTCCTTGTAGCAATCAGGACCCATCTTCACGACAAACAAGACCGTGGTAAGGAGTTCTTCATGCTGCAGCGTAATATCTGCCTTAAGGACACCGCCCGCAGTCTTCCTATCAATGTCGGGGATCGCACATAGAATACGATAGCCCGATGGGTCGGGAAGCTGTGTAGCCCGGTCTTCAACTGGAACTTCCGGTTCTGCGGGAGCACTTTTTAGTTGTAGGCCTTCGAGGTTAACAAGTGCGGGTTTGGCCGCGCCAATGATCTCAGTCATCGTCCTGCTCCATTCGCTGCGCAGTTTCTGCGATCATGTTGTTTGCTACCAATAGCCCACGATAAATACCGCAAGCATACTTATAGGCACCGAAGTCCTCTGCCTTACCGGCGGCAGTATCTTCTTCAATGCGTTTAAGCTCATCTTGTATCTTGTTTGAAAGATACTTCAGTAGGTCTGTATTCATTTATCCTCCTAGGCTCGCTTTAGTTAGGAAACAGGGGTTTCCGGTTGAACTTCTTGCTGCTCTCCGTTTTGTCTGGCACCGCCCGCGACGGTTTTGGCAACCTCAATACCTATCCGAAGCCCAGCTTCTTGTTGTTTGGCAGACAGGTTGGCCTTATCAGTCGCCATCTTGGCCCCGACCTGCATTCCCGCAATCTCAGCCTGAGCTTTGATACGCGTTTGCTCAAGATCAAGCCGGTCGCTCTTTTCAACAGCGTCGATAGCCATCTTCTGTTTCTTAAGCTCAAGTTCGCCTTTCTTGATCTCCAGTTCCTGCATCTGCATCTGGATGATGGGGTCTTGAGCGGTCTGCTGTGCCTGCTGCTGCGCTGCCTCTGCCTTGTTCTTCTGGAGAAGCTGCTGTGCAGCGGCTGCTACAAGGCGCGAAATCTGAAGCTCAATGTCAGGCGTCATCTCGGCGTCAGGTGGCGGCAACGGAACGCCAGCCTGCTCTTCGATCTGCTTGCGATACCCAAAGGCCAAGTGCTCATTAATGTGAGCCTGCATAGCTGCTTGCATAGCTTGCGCGTTGGGGTTCTGGCCCAACAACTGTGCGATCTTGGGGTCCTGCATAGCGGTCGTATGAACCGTGATATGCGCTTCATGGTCTTGATAGATGAACGCCTTGACTGGCTTGCCGTTGATGACGTCCATGTTTTCAGACACGGGGTCACGCGGCTTCATATCCTCATCATCCTTCAGCGGGACGAGCTTCTGGGCATTCTTAATACCCAGCACCTCAAGCATCTGCCGGTGCAGGTACGGCATGTCGTAAATCTGCGGGGCACCCTGCGCTAGCTGCAGCACTGCTTGGTACTGCACGATCTTCTGCGCCATTGTAGCCGCATTAGGGTCAGATACAGGGATGACCGTGACCATGTCATAGTCAGACTGCTTGGCCTTACGATCACCTTCTTCCGGCTCGTAGCTGTACTCCTCAGGTGTATAGTCACGGATGATGCCCTTAAGAAGCCGAAACTCCTGCTTCATCGAGTAGTGGACGCGCGCCTGACT